AGCTTCGATTCCGTCTATGGACTCTAATTGCGTTGATATTGATGAGGTGTTGTCTCCGACAGTAGAACTCACAGCCAAATGCGCCTGAACCAACGCGCTGGTTGAATCTACCGTGACAGTGTTAAGTTGAACGATCTCGCCTTCAGCATCACCAACCGAGCCTTCCAAGGTCAGGTACGCCTGAACCAATGCGCTGGTTGAAGTCACATCTACAGTGTTGATCTGAACAATGTCGCCTTGAGCATCGCCAACTGATCCGCTCAACGTCAAGTGCGCTTGTACTAATGCGCTAGTTGATGTTAAGTCAACAGTATTAAGCTGGGTAATATCGCCTTGGGCATCGCCTACCGTTCCAGTTAATTCCAAGAACGATTGAACCAGCAGACTGGTTGAATCTACCGTGACAGTGTTTAACTGACTGATCTCGCCTTCATTCTCGCCAACCCGAGCGGTCAGCAATACTATGTCGCTAGAAGTTGCGGTGATCACATCGCCTTGTATCTCGACAACAGTGGTCAAATTCGATACAGCATTTGCCTCACCTGCCAGATTCAAATTGGTGTCATTTAGGGCCGAAGTCAGAGAAACAATGTCTTGGCTGGTGACTGAGATTCCGCGCTCTGTTTCAACTATTCTGGTGTCTAAAATGGAAACGGCTGTTCCGGTCGCCCCGCCAACCGCGCTGGTTCCTTGCAAGTCAATTTCGTCGCCATTGACAAGCTGAAGCGTTTCGCCATCCACGGCATCCAGCTTCGTGTAAAATTTCATCTCGACATTAAGTTCAGTGATGTCGGTCGCAGAAACTTCAATCAGCCCATCTATGACTTCGACTTGAAGCTCTAAAGTATCAATTGCCGCTGCGTTCACTGCAATCTGAGCATTTGGGTCTGACTGCTCATAAGCCAAAACAAAAGCATCGTACGATCCTGTGAGCGCAACCAAGTCTTCGTCAATCAGGACTACCGTTGCATCTAAAACGCTTACCGCGCTTGTAGTAGCCGAGATTTGAGTTGTATGCCCGTCTACCGTTGTGATTGTGCCATCAAGGTTGGCCGAAACAGCAGTGATCTCACTTTGATTGGACGCAATTCGTGGATCGCTCAAATCAACCCAAGTTGTCCCGTTCCAATAATACGGCTTGTTGTTGTCGTTTGAATCATACCAGCGCGAATAAATATCAATCGGATCGGGTACGCCTCCAACGCCAGCAACCGGCGGCTCATCGCTTACGAAAACATCAGTAGTTCCTGCGGTAATATCAACAACGGTTTGCTGTAAATTGCCAAAACTTGCGTCAAGGTCGTTTGTTATGCCCAGCAAATATTGGCCGTTGTTGAACGCATAAGCAGCAACGTCGCCAAGCTGCTGCAAGTCAGCTCTAGCCCCGCCGATCAACTCAAGAATTTCGCCGGTTCCAGCAAGTTGAATTTCGGTGATATCTTCAATTACAACGCTGTTTAAAACGTCGTCATCGCCAAGCACCGCGCCTACTGAGTCGGTCAAGTTAGTCCCAGCCGTAGCCCCGACGGTAGCGTTGTCATCTGGTCGCAAATTATTGAAGTTTGCAACGTCTATCCACTCAACCGAATCTGCTATGTTAGCCCCGACAGTCGCAAAAATATTTGACGTATCGTTGTCTGGGTTTCGATCAGAAACAGCGGAGGAGTCTGTTCCTGTGCCGTATTGAAGCGCCCTGACCCAATAGTATCTAGTGTCACCAACGGCAAGCGAATCAAGAGCAGTTGATGCGTCATGGAAAAACTGCGTCCCCATTGTCCTGCCAATTTCAACCTTGTTTGCCCAAGATGAATCGGGCGAAGCATAGATTGCTATCTCTTTGAACTTGGTTGTGTTGATTGGGTTGCGCCAGTTCAAGTCAATGCTTCTAAGTCCAGCGGTTGCTGTAAGACCCTGCGGGTCAGGAACGCCAGGGAATCCGTCAGTGATAACGCCGTCTGCTGAAACCGTAGAATAATCAGCAGGCAGCATGTCAGCGTATGAACCAGCGTCATCTTCTTGCAGCGTCAAGGATACGCCAGAATCTCCACCGTCATTAAATGACCAACCTAGACACTGAAATACTTTGCCATCCCAACCAAGCTCATCAATTGAGACTGACACTCGATCACCTACAGCTACACGTAAACCAGCCAAATTCGCAGGGAAGTTGACTAGCTTTTGCTGATCGCTTAATTGGACTAGCTTGTTAGCTAATCGTTGCGCCATATACAATGAATTTGTAAATGGCAATTCAATTTCACGCTCTAAAACTTCATTGTTATCACGCAGCAAAGCCGATGTGATTGTGACTTTTGGGAATTCGCTTGTTTTATGTAGCTGGGCTGGATCGAGGAATACCCCGCCAACTGTGTTAAATCGCTTTGATCGCTCAACCGATGTTTTTACAGATATAGCATCAGTTAAATCTATTTCATTTAATGATTCTGTTGGAGCCTCATAGATGCCAGCTTTGATGTAATAAAAACCGGATGAATATATTAACTTGCCGTTCATCGCGCTTAAAAGTTTGTCAATGCTAGCTTTGTGACTGTCTGTAGCAAACAAAGCGCCGTTTGCCGTAAATCTTTTTTCTTGTAGACTGTTAGGAATATCAACCAAAACGTCGCAAGCATTTGCAGAAACAATAACTGTAGCCCAGTCAATTTTATCTGGGTTAATTTTCATCCCGAAACGAGTATTTATCAAATAATCAGCAACAGCCAATGCAGGATTGTCTGAGTAAGCTATATAGGCTGAATTTGTCGGGTTGGCGCCCGGGGTTACGTCCAATCTTGGGTCATAAATCTTTCGGCCCCGAACAAGCGCCTTGATATTGTTTGGCGAATATTTGTCCCAGATTTCCTGGCTTTCGTCATTTAAGACGAACTGAGTATGAATATAGGCAATGCCTATTCCTTTATGAGCTGCGGTATATTCTGGATATAATAATAAAAGATTAGTATCAGCGCCCTGAACTTCAGTTCCTCTAAATTTTGTGACGGTCATTATTCCTTGGAAAGTGCCGCCAATAACTTCTCCAACTTCATTGAATTGATTGTTTAAGGTTATTTGATCATCCAACCAAATGTCAGTAATCGCCTCAACTTCGTGACCCGCCAAAGCAATTACATGGTGCATTACCTCGTTATTGCTTCCGCTAACACCAACAAATGTAATCGGCCCTGAAACCAACGCCTCGCCATAAATTATTTTTTGTGGTTCGACAGTGCTTTTGACAGTAGATTGGCGGCTTTTATCATTATCTGGCTTGGCATAATCGACTTTCATCGTGCTTGCCATATAAGACAAAGCGCCTATGCCAAACAAAAATGCACCGCCTATAACTGCTGCAAGCGCCCCTGTTGCCGCTCCAACTGTTAATGCAGTCCCTATAGCTGCTAAAAAAGGAACTACTGGAGGCATATTGACCACCCACAAATTTGATGTTTATTTGGCAACTTAATCATCCCTTTTTCGGTCAAACAAATCACAGAATTATCCAGCTTAATGCCCATAGTTTCCCCGGTAACAGGGAAATTGCTTATAACTGGATCGCCGTCCTGTAAGTTTTCTGATGGCTCACCAAGTATATCAGTTATCAACTCTTTCAAGCCGCCAAAACCATCTATCAGATTTAATGCTTCATTTTTTGAATAATACTCGAAGTCTTTGGCGTAATCTTTCCCGCTTAAATGTTTGACAACATAAGACACAAATTGACAACAATCTGCGTCACCATAAGTGAATTGCCTTCGCTTCCATGCGTTCAATGCTCTAATGACTTGTTTTTTACGGTCAAGCGTTACCGACATCGAAGTTTGCTCCAGTTCCAAAAACTAATTGCCCCGCTTGACCGGCAATTGAATCTGATTTGTTATCGCGCCATCTAATTTTTGCGCCTTCAATCTTTGGCAAGAAATTAAAAAACAAATCGCCAGGATGCAAATCTTGTTGAGCTTGTGTTGTATATTTTAAGTTTGACGATCTGTCAAAAGCTGATAATTCTGATTCGCATTTTACTGTAATAACATCATTTTCAGCGCCAGCGGATACACTCATAACATCCATGTGGCCGCCCCACATCTGCAACGGATTGTTTAATAACTCATCATCAGCGGATAAAGCCCCAATATAAATAGACACTGGGCGCATGAAATAATCTTCATTTAGCGCAATCCCTGATATTTCCTCATCCAGCGCAGATAAAGTTAATGTTATGCCGTACGGCGAAACGTCTGCGCCTTCTTCAAGTTGCGATACGCTACCAAGATCACCAACGCCAACCCAATCTTCTCCGCCCCATGTATACGTTCCAAGACCGTTGTGAACTCGAACGATTCCAGATGCAAAGTCCAACATAACAAACGTGATAATTGAAACATTCGGTTGAATAAACGCGGCGGCACTGGCGGCACCAAATGCGCGGCTCATGCTAAAACATCCTCAACAGCATCAAGGCTAAATGATGAAAGCCCTGCTGTCTCATTCGTCCAACCTGATTTTGACGACAACATAAAAACCCCGTTAACCGTTCCCGTGTAATCAATTGACTGATTATTAATAGTTGGTTTTCGGATTGGAGGCGCTATGTTGAGGGTGATAGCTCCTGCCCCGTCTGAATTGGCATCATCCGTGACCATGTGAAGTTCATTGTTAAACGAGATATAGTCGCCAGCCTTAAGATAACCCGTGATCGAAAAACCTGTAGTAATGCAAACAAGACTGCTCCCACCTTGATTGGCTCCATTAACGTTTAACGTGCCCGTCCCAACGCCTCGGCGAGCGTACGAATGATCATACAACGCAAAGCGATGCTCTTGACCGTTTAACTTGGTCAAAAATGCCTGCATCTCAGCCCTTTGACTGCCGTGCAAATTATTGAATGACATTCCGACTTTCCAGAGCGACCCTTTTCTGCTTGCGGTCTGAACTGAGTTAGTCAATGGTGAACGAAATGTTTTTGTATTCGTCACAAGCTCAAAGCTGCTTGATGCCGGAATTATAGACGGGAATGAAAATATGGTCATGCGAAACGCCTCCGCCTCATTAAGTCTTGGATTGTAGCAATTGTTTTGGCGCTTGTCTGATCCATTGCAGCTTTGATTTTGGTTTCAACGTCTGGCCCTGATCCTGTTGCGTCGATATTGTTGATCACAGTTACGCCTCCACCACCTCCAACAGCGTTTTTCAGGTTCTCATTAGTGGCAATTCGGCCAGACGTTCCCATTGTTAACAACTCTGGGCCGCGCTCACCAACCAAATATGATTCGCCGCCTCTTACCTGACCGCCTAATGCTCGACCGCCAGCAATACTTCCAATTGTTTGGCCTGCAATAATTGCTACAGAGGCATACCCCATTGCCTTGACCATGCCTGCCGAAGCCAAGAACCCAGGCACACCTGTCAACACTGACGCCTGAGCGCCAGCAGTAATAGCAGCCATTTCAGTAGCAACAATTGTTTGTGCAATGGCAAGCCCTTGTTGAACCACGTAAGCCGCTTTTGCCGCTGCTGATTGCTCTCCAAACGCGCCAGCCATCAGTGCGGTTATTTTCCCCGCAAACGCTCCGGCTGTTTGATATGCCATTTGTTCTGCTGCTAATCTATATGCGAGTCTGTCAGCAGTTGCCGTTTTCTCTATCTCAGTTTTAGCCGCTTCAAATTCTGTGGCAGAAATAAGCTCATTTGCGCGGTCTTCTGCCAGCTTGGCCTGTTTTGCATCTTCAATGAGCTTGATAGCCTCATATTCTGTGGTTCCTGCTAGCATGATTGAATCAAGTCGGCTTTGAGCGGCAGCTTTTTGTGCGACCAACCTTGCTGCGTTTCTATCTTCATCTCTTTTGGCTGCTAGTGCTGCGGCCGCAGTCTTTGCGGCTTCCCTTTTTTGCTCTTCTTCTGCGCCTTCAACCAACGGGTCTAAGCCAGGCGCACCAGACGTTCTTAGTATTCGCCTAGTCGCCGCCAAAGCAATTAATGTATCATTCGCGCCTTTTGCCGTTGCAGCGGCGTCAGCAATTTGATTTTGCAATTCGTAAAATGCAGCGGTTCCACCTCTACCTGTTGCTGCAACTTCTGCCAAAACATTGTTAAGCCCCATCATTGAAGCAAAATCGTTTGGCTTTAATTCTGATACGGATTGGAGAAAACTTAAACTTTGAGTCCTCGACATTCCGTATTTTTTACTTAAATGATCAAGTTGCTGAGACAAGTTGGCCATTTCCGTTGAACCACCAATATAAGCGTCTGTGGTTTTTTTGGTCATTGATTCAACAGTGGCTCCGCTAGCAGCTAACGCCTTAAATTCTCTATTGAGCTGAGAAACAGTTGCCCCGTTATCTAAAGTCGCTACTGATAAAACTCCAATTTCTCTTGATGTAGCCGCAATAATTCTTTTGCTGTCAAACATCAAGCTGCTGAGCTTTGCTAATGCGCCGACTTGTGAAGCCTTGGCAAGCTCATATATTTCTCTCGATAATTCAAGCGTCCCGTCTTTTGTTTTCTTCATTGAAGAAGTTACGCCAGCAAGCGTATCGTCAAGATCAGACAAAGCAGTGTCGGCAGTTCCAATTGAGTTATACAGGACTCCAGCAAGCATAGACCCAAAGGCGATGAACGCGCCAAGTACAGCGCCACCAGGGCCAAAGATGGAAGCTAGTTGAGGGCCTTGTTGACCTAGAATTATGAACGCTGAGGTTCCCATTTGGGCTTGCACTGCGATGTCTTGCAGTTGATATGAGACATTCTGAGTCGCGCCTTTCATCGCGCCAAACTTGCCTTTCACGACATTGGAAGAGTCGCCTATCTTTTTTAGGTTTTTGTCTGCATTGCTGGTAGCCGTAGAAGCTCGACCTGCAGATTGCGACAACTCATCTAGTTCGTTTGATACTTTGTCGGTTTGAGTTACAAGAGCTGCTTCAGCACGATTCAAATCAATAACGCTGACCTTTGTCTTGTCTAACTCGACATCCGCTCTTTTAGCCGAATTTGTTACGCCGTCTAGCTCTTTTTTGACTTTTTGGGTTTGCGGAACCAAGGCTTTTTCAGCCATTTCCATCTGGGAAATCGTTGATTCGGTCTTTTCAACTTGTATTTCTACTTTCTTCGCGCTGCCGCTCAACTCATCCATAGCCTTTGACGCAGCTTTGATGCCGACGGTGCTAATTTCTATGCCAAGAGTTGTAAGGTTTTCAGCCAATTTTGTTCACCTCTAAAGAGTACAAGTCGTCAAGCGTCCTGATCAAGTCGATTTCAAATACAGACAAATCACCATAGATGCTGATATATGCCTGAATCTCAGTATAACTAATGGCACCTTCAGCAGCGTTTTTTAGGCTGACAAACAGTGACCACAAATAATTCAACTCATGACGCAAAACTGGGGCATCTTGAAGCTCTTTTGGCTTTCTGCCCAATGACTTCTCGACTTGTTTGAGACTAGCCATCCGGCTGACCTTCGATCCCTTATCATAACCAGATGCCCAAAACTGCCATCTAGCATAGGTTGATAGTTCGTCTGTCAGCCCTTCGTAAAATTTTTGCGATCACCCAAAAACCTGTCAAGCTGCGTTGCTATGTTTGGCGAGTTTTCGTACAGTTGAAGTGCTTTTTCTTTGGTGAATTCAACTTCAGCCTTGCCGTCGTTCAACCCCCGCCAGCCAATAGTAACTGCCGCAAGCAATTCAGCCTCACCGCCTTCTTCTTCGGCCAGTAACTTGCGTTGATACGCTCTCACAGACGTTCTGTAGGCTTTTGAGTCGATACCCTGAATCCTGATATAGAAATCAGTCAACTCGCCATCTACGGGGCTTACAATGCGTAATTCAGCCCCGTCTTCATGTTTCTCAACAGTGTATAAACTTTTAATGTCCATTCATTCCTCCCGTTAAATAAACGGGGCCGTTAAGCCCCGCAGGTTTTATGCCGCTGACCTTGTTATCTCAATCTGAGAGCCAGTGCTTGCGTCATACAATGCCACAAAATCAAGCGAAACAGTAATTGCACCTGGGCCACCTACTTCTGGATTGCCTGAATTGTACTTGATATTTGGCAGGTCAACTGTGTAGCTGTTGCCAGCAAGGTCTGTCAGCACAAAAGACAGGCTCGATGCTGTTTCAGCAATAAACTTGTCGATCAGCGTGGCGTCTTCAAAGTAGGCAGTGATTGAGCCGGTTACAGTAGACTTGCCGATTGATGGCAGCAATGTTTCGTCACTACCGACAACGTACAACGCTTCCATGCCGTTGTCGATTGACAGGTCTATTGATGTCACTACAGCGATGCTTGAGCCGCCCTCAGTGATTGACCCAGTAAACGAATCAAATGGCGCTGTGGTCGTTTCTGCTGAGTACGTGGCGCCGCTGATTGCTGTACTAGCAACCGAGAACGCTTTGCCAATGACGCTGAATGATCCAGTTACCATTGAATTAGGCGCTACAGACAAAGACAAAGCATTGAAGCTGCACCCTGTTGACCGAAGGTATTTGCCGATGTCAGTGTGATGACGTTCGACTGTGTAGCTGCGGCGAGTCGTGCCAGCAATCAATACGTCTGTCGCCCATGTTCCGGCCAATGTCGCCTCAAGCAAGTCATCAAATGTGCCGTATGAAAGCTCAATGTTAACGTCACCGGATACGCTCTTGTTGCCGTGTCGATAATTGGCTATCTGGCGGTCTTGGCGTAATTCTTCAGACTCAATTGCGTCTTTAGACAAACCAATCGTTGTTCCAGTGTGCCGAATTGGCGTAAATGTTGGCGTAGTTGGTGTGGTGCCGAAAACGGATTCGACCACATAAGCCATGTCGTGCCGCGATCCTGTTGCTATTGTCATGATTTACCTCGGGGCTACATGAGCCATGTAATTGATTGTGACCGAAATTAGAAACCGATCTTCTATTATTGTGCCATTGGTGCGCGAAACATCACCTAGTCGAACAGTGGTGTCATTGTACAACAAATCAGTTCCGCGCTTAAAATGATTTGCCACAGCGTCAGCCTTGGCTTCTGCTGCATTTCTGCCCTTTCCTGCTTGAGCAAAAATATCAATTTGATACAACCCTAAATATTGATCAATGCCGGTTGTGCCAAGCCCTGCCTGAGTAGTTGCCCCAGCAAGGTTTGTTGGTCTCAAATACATTCCGGTCTTTGTCGGTTTGTATACGGTGTTCTGCCAAGCAACCGGAGTTGACCCAGTTAATGTATTGAGTCGCGAATCAAGTGCTGAACTGATGTCAGAAAACGTAGTGCTCATTGTTTAACCTTCTGCAATGCTTCTTTGATGGCGTTCTCAAATCCAGCGATTGATACTCTGAGCATTCCCATTGGCCTTTGCTTCCTGCTGTGGCCGTATTCTACCGGCACAGCGTATGGTAAATTATTTGTCAGGAAGATCGACTCTTCAACTCCCGAATTATAGACTATTGACTCCATTTCTTTTAATACGTCGCCACCTTCTGGGTCTATTCTTGCAATCTCTGTATGAATTGGCGTGTTCAATGAAGTCTGCCAGTTTCCTCTTAATCTCCCACCCGTATAACCTGGCGGGGCTTTTCTAGGCTTGCCGTTTACTTCCTGCCAATAATCAGGACTTCCAACAGGCGTTGCTTTTACTATGTCGGTGAATATTTTGATTGCCGCGTATTTTTTAACGTCAGCAATGTCTGTTTTTGTTTTTTCCGCAAAAGCCTTAATGTCTGAGCTGAAGGTCATAATAAATATCCGTTCCAGCGGGTGAAATGATCCGAACATCCATTACTCGATAATCAATGCCAGCAAACAAGCAGTTGTCATCAATGAGCGGCTCACCATGACCGGCCTGAAACATTAGCCGAACATCTGCTGCTTGGATTGTTTCGCCATTGATCTCAGACTTCGAGAACATCATTCGAGCGCCCTTGCCGGTGATTGTCAGAGTGGTTCCGCCTGTATAGCTGCCAGTGACAGGGTTGAACGTATCGCCGCTTGCTCTTGTCAATACGGCTGTATCGCCAAACTCAGCTATCAGGTTCGATGCCGTAGATTTTAGGCCAGCATAATTAAACACGATTAACCACCATGACATTCTTGACCAGTTTGGCCACTTTTGTTTCTGCTGCCGTCAAATAGGTATCTGGTCGTGAACTAGCTGAATACTCAACCTCAAGATCGCCAACTTTTTCTTTTATAGTTTCTCGACCCTGATTTGCCAGTGGATTGACCCCGCCATCAATAGCAATGGCAATCTCCATCTCTGATTCTTTTAGCAGTTGAGGTATAGCGTCAGACAGCACTAGATATGCGTCCAATTCAACCCCGTATCGAGGCCATTGGAG